CGCGTCGTTCTGTATACCCACCGGGTACGCAGCAGCAAGTAATAACTTTGCCACCACATACCTATTGATATACAGTCATTCGCTCAGATGCGATTCTAATGTTACCCCCCAGGCACTTTCCAACTCATAAATGAGGAGGTTAGGCTGAGGGTGTTTTATTATGGAGCGGTCTTTGGGATTGATTGGAAAGGGTCCTGATAAGTCAGGATCTTTATCTATATTAAGTAAGTTGAAGCCACAGATACTGTGAACTTTAACGAGAATGCTATGGCTGTTGAACCAATGAAATAAGTTATACTAGGATTTTCGCTTATAAAGGCGATCAACCTTTCTTTCTTATTCAGAGTTTCTTCAACCATTCTAACCTTAACTCTTCTATCAACCTCTTCAGGCTGTGTAGAAGATCCACTTTCGTGGACAGGGGAACCGTCAGGAGACCTAAAGTAATCACTGTACTTGGCTGTATTGTCAGAATCATCTGACCAAACCGAAGTTTGATCTTCAAATTCGCCCTCAGGGATGGTTAATCCCAGAGGAGAGCCAGTCTCACCATCATTGGTGTAGACGTCAGTTATTACCCAAGGGTCTAAAGGGATTCCATGGACAATCAAATCGAAGTTAGATACTAACCAAGATAAGACACCAGGATCCGGATACGGAACCCAAGTTAAGTAGCTTCCAACACCCCAAACATACTTTAATGGGAATAATATTATCAAGGCACATGGTTTAAACCAGTGGAAATAAATTCGGCCAGAGATGGCCCCTAAGATAGCAATTACCCCATCATTATATGCTAAGGTCACGGCATCAATAATCGATTCAATCGCATCCAATTGAGAAATAATCCAAGATGAAAGAGCCATCCCCAAAGTCAAAGACTTATAGGTGATGCCCGACATAGGACCAAAACTAACTGGTGTAGATGAGAACGAGTTGATTAAACCGTGGAAGAAACCTTTCCAGGTTTCTAAGTGTAAGATGGCATTCTTCGAGAAGTTTAACCATATCGGCCAGAATAGAGCCCATGATAGATCCTCTTTAAGATAATGGATAACCATAAAGGTCACCATTTCATAAAGGCTATATGTTATAAGCCCAAAGAAGTAGATCATAAAGATCTCTCCTAAGATGAACCAAAACACTGTTCTATAACCAATAGAAGCAGCATTTTGCCATTTGCTTATAACCCATGGGAACATTCGAGCTCGTATCGGTAGTCTGGTAGCCGGTTTAAATATAATCGGCGCTACGACCTTTTTCAACGTTCTTAATATAAAAGGTATAGGAATCATGGAAGATTCCATATTCACCTTATCCGAATCAACTTTATCTGTTTTAACAAACACTGGAGTTAAGGAAGCTTGTACACGATCTTTTCTCATTTTATTGAAGAAAGAGGTCCAAGCCATCTGTATTCTATGCAATCCGGGGAATCCGGGTCTCTTAGGGACTTTGTTAAGTTCTAAATATTTTGGAGCGATCGTCTCAGGGTCATAGATAGATCCGTTCTTATCAAAGATTATTAAATCTTTAATAAGGTTAACGGAAATTCTAATCCCATCTGATGGATCAGCTCTACTATATTTAACCTTAACGTCATCCCATTTCGTATCATACATGTATGAAAAGAAATCATTATCAAAAGGCACCAATCTGTCTCCTATATCGGAGATAGTTGATTTATACAACTTATTCAATTTATTTAAATAAGGTATAGCCCAAAGGTCATGTA